GCGTTGCTGTAGGTGCCCCAGGCGCCGAAGCCGCCGACGGCGACCATGGCGGCCGCTGCGACACCGAGAACGCCGGCCTGGCCGTTGGTGAGTTCGCGGGTGCTCATCGGCCCTCACCTCGCAGGCGGCTGGTTTCGGCGGCGAGGCGGTCGAGGCGGAGGCCGGCGACCTGGAGGGCGCGTGCGACGTGGCGGCTGTCGCCGGCGGTGAACGTGTTGTCGATGTCGACGCGCACGGAGATGACGGGGTCGGGTTCGGGCTGGGCCTGGGCGTAAGGGGCGTGGCTGATGTGGGCGTCGAGGACGTCGACGGTGCCGTGCTGCCGGGTGTTGGCGCTGGCTTTCACCGGGGGCCCGTCGTGGGTGATGTCGACGAGGTGGACGACGGGCTCGCCGTCGTGGCCGGTGCACCAGGTGGGCTCGGCGGTGATGATCTCGCCGCCGTCGAGGGTGTCGAGAATGACGGTGCCGTCCCCGTACCGGGGCGTCTGCACGGCAGGTGTCGGAGTTCCGACAGTTGCAGCCGGGTACGCGCGGTCGACGGCCTCGGCGAGGACCTGCATGGCGTGCTGCTGCTCGGGCAGGAACGTCTGCCGTGCGTCTCGCTCCATCTGATCGGAGAGCGCGAAGAAGGCCTGTACCGACAGCCACGCCTCGACCTCGTGCCGCACCTCCCGCACGCTCAGCGACTCCGGCTCACGGTCCCCAGCGATCTCAGCCCACGCGATGCCAAGCGCCGTCGTGATCTGCGCGCGCGACATCAGGAAGTCGACCCGCACGATCACGTCCGGCTCGTTCTCCTCGTCGCCGAGCGGTTCCGTCGGCCCGTACACAGGCAGGTCCCCGCCGGCCCTCGGCTCGGTGGGCCCGAAGGTGGGGACCAGCCCCTCGTCGCGCTCGGCGGCCACGAAGCGGTGCACCTCGGGGAAGTGGCGCTCGACGAAACGCTGCGCGCGCTCCTGCTCCTGCTCGTCGCTCATGCCTGCTCACCTGCCTCGGCGCCGAGGGTGTGCAGGAGGATGCGGAGGGCTTCGCGGATGATGCCGTGGGCCTGGCTGAGCTGGGCCTGGTCGCCGTGGTCGACACCGGCGGTGACGGTGTAGGCGTGCTGGGCGAGACTGATGGCGGTGTCGAGGGTGCTGGGCTCGGCCAGCGGGGAACTTGCGGGCGCGTCGGGGCCCGCGAAAAGATCGGTCATGCCGACTCCTGCCGTAATCAGGACGTTCGGTAGAGGGTCGGGCGGTGCGATCGCCTCCCCGGTGTTCCAGCACCGCGGAGAGCTGCCGTCCGGCCCTCGTCTATTCGGTTGTGTACTTCTTGATCGCGTTGGAGATCGCGGTCTCACTGAGGCCCAGGTGCTTCGCCAGCGCGTAGACGCTGCCGAACTCCCGGACCCCTTCCTTCAGGGCTTGCGCCCTTCGTCTGCGGGCCTGCTCGGTGCGCTCGTCGAGCTGTTCCAGCAACTCGTCTTCGGCACGGAGACGGTCCCGCCAAGGGGGCGTTTCCACCTCCGAGAGGATAGCACACCCCCCCTGTGCTACGAGAGGCGTCACACCGACTCCTTGGGCTGGAAGTGCTGGAGGCGCAGCCAGTCCTGCGCGGTCGCGTAGGTGTAGCCGCACCAACGGCACCGGACCTGGGTCTGGCCCGGCATCCGGTTGATGACGGCCCCGCACACCACACCCTCGACGTCGATCGCCACACACGTCCCGAGCCGCTGCGGGCGCGGCGCCGGGTCGCCGACGATCGTGCGGGCCTGCCCCTCCAACTCCCGCACCTCGCGCGCCAGGTCCCCGGCCGCCGGATACTCGACGGCGATCCAGTCGAGCTCCATCGCCAGCCACCGGCAGTCCGCGTCCAGGTCTGCCGGCGGGGGCGGCGGGGTGTGCTGCGGCCAGCGCACCCGCTGCACGTCCACCCGCCACAGTCGAGTCACCTCGGCGGCACATCCCCAGTTCACCGTGTCGAGGACGTCCTCGTCGATCGGGGACCGCGGGCCGGCCGCGCTCTTGGTGGCGACGATCTCACCCCAGCCACCGCGCCGCGGCACCAGGCACTCGCCGACCTCCGCGTACAGGGTGGGCAGGTCGGCCAGCCGCTTAGCGAGCTTCACCGTGTCCCGCTCGCACAGGTACCGGCCGCCAGCCTCGTCACCGCACAGCTCGCACGCGGTCACGCGCGGCTCCGGTGCTGCAGCTGGTACAGGCGGAGGCTGGACAGGTAGCGGTCGGCGGCGAAGATGCGGGCCTGCCGTCGGGCGGCCTTGCCGCTGCGGCGAATCGCTCGGCTGTCGAGGACCACGTGCAGGACGTTCATGCTCTGCGCGCCGAGGGCGGCACCGGTGATGAGCATCTGGATCTCCGTGTCGGTCACGTCAGACTCCTAGAAGGGGGGCTCGTCGGAGTAGCTGGCGCCCTGGGCGGCGGGCTGCTGCTGGCTGCCGCCCCACCCGCCGCCCTGCTGCTGCCCGTTTGTGGGCTGGCCCGTGGCCCAAGGGTCAGCGGCTGGTGCTGATCCCTGCCGCTGGCCACCACCCGCGGGGTTCTTCTCGACCTTGGCCGTGGCCCGGGCGAGGCTCGGCCCGACCTCGTCGACGTCGAGCTCGTAGACCGTGCGCTTCACGCCTTCCTTGTCCTCGTAGGACCGCTGCTTCAGCCGGCCCTGGACGATGACGCGCATTCCGCGGGCGAGGGTCTCGGTGACGTTCTCGCCGAGCTTCCGCCAGGCCGAGCAGGTGAGGAACAGGGCCTCGCCGTCCTCCCACTGGCTGGTCGTTTTGTTGAAGACGCGCGGGGTGGAGGCGATGCGGAACTTGGCGACGGCGACGCCGGCCGGGGTGAAGCGGAGCTCGGGGTCGTCGACCAAATTTCCCACCACAGTGATCACGGTCTCGTTAGCCATGGGTCAGCTCCTTCTGTCGGCTGGTGCTCTTGTTCAGGCGGTTGCAGGTACGGCAGCGCCGGTAGCCGGGGCCGTAGATGTAGGTGTTGGCGTCGTCGAGCGGGTGGCCCTGCTTGCAGTGGGTCTTGTTGTTGCGCCACCCGCGGCGGGTGTTCTCGCCGACGGTCACCGGTTCCAGGTGGTCGGGGTTCACACACAGCCGGTTCTTGCAGAGGTGATCGAGCGTGCGGCCGGGGGGAATCGGGCCGACGAGGGCCTGCCAGGCGTAGCGGTGGGCGAGTTGCTCCTTGCCGCGGGCCCAGTTGTAGATCCCGTAGCCGCGGGGGTGCCCCTTGCCGGTCCACACCCAGCAGGGCGCCGCAGCGTCGACCTTCTGCCAGAACCTGGCGTGCGCCTCGGTCTCGCCTGCCATGGCGGACTCCTTCTCAGGTGTGGTTAACCGATTGGTTAAGCGGCTGACCTGCGCCTTTCCCTGATCTGGGAAAGACGCGGGATGCTGGGTGGGTGGCCGGGCCCGATATCCGCGGGCCCGGCCGGTATGCGTGCGGGTCAGGCGTCGTCCTTGCCCGTGCCGTTGGCGCCGTCGAGGTCCTCGACTACCTCCAGGTCGAGGGTGGCGGCGATGCCGCCGAGCGCCAGGTAGGTCTCCTCGTCGAGCCTGTCGGCGAGGGCCTGCGCGACCTGGTTGATGGCGGCTGCGGCGTAGGCGCGCCCGACGGCATCGAGGACCTCGTTGAGCGCGCACTGGTCCGCTTCGCGGCCCTCCAGCTCCAGCGCGGCGGCGGTGTGCTGGCCGCTGATGAACGCCTCGAGGGCCTTGGCCTTGATGCGCTTGTGCGCGAGCTCGCTGTAGGCGTCGCCGCACGCGTTGGGCACGTAGCGGGTGGCGGGTGCGCTGCATCCGGCTTCGGCGTGGACGTGCACGGGGTCGCCGGCCTTGAGGCCGCAGGTGCAGCACTGCAGGAAGCTGCCGCTTTCCTGGGTCTGGGGGTCAAACCAGCTGCCGAAGTGGACACTTTCGGTGGTGCCGCAGTCCTGGCAGTTGGTGGGTCCGGTGTGGCCGTGCGCTCGGGCGATGTCGGTTGTCGTGGTCACTGATTCTCCTCGGTGTCGGGGTCGTCAACCGTGGGCGTATCCCCGCGGTTGGCCTGGTTGCGGAGCCGCTGGGCGTGGCGGAGGGCGAGGCCGCGCTGTCGGGCCGCAGCGAGGGCTGCGCGCCGGCGCTTGTTCGCCTCGGCTCGGGCGCGGGCGGCGGCGATCTTCTCGGCCACGATGTCGTCGACGTTCACGAGGCGGCCTCAGTGGGCGGGTTGATCGTCACGCCGGAGCCGAAGACCTCGTTGTACTCGGCCGTCGACCACAGGCCGCCGTCGACGAGGAAGACGGGCTGTACGAGGTCGTGCTCGCCGAGCGGGCCGGCGGCCGACGGGGTGAGGACCCACGCGGCGATCGGTGCCGTGACCGGGTCTCCGGACGAGGGCGAGACCGTGGTCACTGTCCAGCCGGGAGCGGCTGCGGTGATGCCAGTTGCGGCATGAGCGGGTTGAGGTACTTCGGGCATTGGGCGCCTCCTGTGGCGGGTGGGTTGACCTCGTCCCGGCGTCACGCGCTCGTCGGGTCCTTGTGTGTGACCTCGTCCTCGTCCCACCTAAAGAAGTGGGACGA